TCAGAAGAATGTGCAGAAGAAATAAGCACACAAACTGAACTATACCCAGTAGAGAGGAGACTTTTTAAAACAAGCCTCACCGGTCACATCCTCCGTGGCAAGCAACAAAGGCGCGGACAGCTCATGGGCAGCATCACAAGTTTCGTGGTTCTATGCATCGTAAACGCAGCAGCCTGTCGCTGGGCATGTGAGGTAGACCAAAAGAGAAAGTTTACTCTTCGGGACTGTCCCATCATGATCAATGGAGACGACTGCGCTCTAAAATGCACAGAAAAGGGGCGACAAGCCTGGAAGGCCATCACAGCTTTTGTCGGTCTCGAGGAGTCCGTAGGGAAAACCTACTTCACAGACAGTTTTGTGGAGATAAACTCAACACAATTCCGTCGGGAAGCGGACAACCCACAGGAACTCCTGATCGAGAAGACAGAGGCCAAAAAGAATCCCGTCTTATACGACGGGGCTCCGAAAACCGTGATGGTCACAAGACTAGTCAAAAGACTAGTCCCCTTTCGAATGACGAGATACGTTAACGTCGGACTAATGTTCGGCCTCAAACGTTCGGGACTAGGGGTAGGTCTCAACGACCAAGATGACCCCCGCCAAAATCTCGGCACTCGATACCGCGAACTCTTAAGATTATGCCCACCTCACATGAAAGAGGAAGCACATAGGGCGTTCATCAACCACCACAGGGACATTCTCAACGCAACAAGGCTCCCATGGTTCGCACCCGAATGGATCGGGGGGGTCGGGCTGATAGGGTTAAGGGAACCCAGTGAAAAGGATCTTCGCATCGCTGCTATGATCACTCACAACTGGAAAACCAAAAGACCAATCAGCCTCGCTCACCAAGAAGCGAACTGGAAAACATGGCAAGAAGCGTCAAAGAGGGTCCCAAGCCCCTTTGTGGTGCAGGAGAAGAATCAAGGGGTAGAGCTGTACACCAGAACAGTTGCTGCAGAATGCATCAACCTACTGTTTGACAGTGACATAACACTTGAACGACTGTTCCAAGTCGTAACTGAGAAACGGACCGCGGGAGCAATCAAGTATAATGCTAAGCTATGGAGCCCAGCATCATACAAATCACTTTGCGCACCAATGGACCTCGAGGCCCTATGGTTCCGCCCTCAGTACCTCTCCTATGAAAGACAACGCCCTCCTCAATCAAACTCCTCCTCACTCAATCCAACTCTCGACTGACAAAACCGAGG